GTGGTGTGAGCGATGTCGTGTGCATGGTATCAAAGGCGGCGGACGAGTTCTGCCGCAGATGGGAGGCGAAAGGAACCGGCTGGATGGCGGAACAAGGGCCAAGCAAAATTCCTGGCTGCGTGAACGTGGCGGTTTGGTACGGCTCAAGCACCTACGACACAGAGCAGATGTCACGGCTGATTGACCAGATCGTTTCCGATTGCCGAGAAGCTGGAATCGAGACTATGACACCGCAGAAGTTGGATGCGCTAAAATCCCGCTGGGGCGAAGCTCAGCCGCTGGGAGGTGATAAAGGTGACTGATGAAAGACGGTGTTTTCTGTGCGGCAGAAATGGCGCAAGTGAACCGCTGGAGCGGCACCACATCTTCGGCGGTGCGTACCGAAACAAGAGCGAGAAATACGGCCTTGTGGTGTATCTCTGCGGCGAACGATGCCACAGGAACGGTGGAAACGCTGTACACCGAAACGGGAATCAAATGCGTCTGCTTCGCCGATACGGTCAGTTAAAGGCCATGCAGGAACAGAGATGGACAGAAGATGACTTCCGCCGTGAATTTGGAAAAAGCTATTTGTAAGGAGGAAAACGATGGTAAACAGAATGATTTTGCAGGGGCGGCTTTGCTCTGACCCCGAATTGCGCCGCACCAACAGCGGAACAGCGGTGTGCAGTTTCCGGGTGGCGTGGAGTGAGAAGGTAAAGGACAGAGAAACGAAGCTGTTTCTCCCATGCGTGGCATGGCAGAGCACGGCAGAGATGATTTGCAAGCACTTTTCTAAGGGCAAGGAGATCATCGTGGAGGGCAAACTTTCCAGCCGGGAATACGAGGATAACAGCGGCAACAAGCGCACGGTGGTGGAGCTGACGGCGGACCGGGTACATTTCTGCGGCAGCAAGGACAGCGCACCACAGAAGCCCGCACAGACATTCGAGGAGATTTCCGAGGACGACGGCGATTTTCCGTTCTAATTGGAGGTGACGAGGGATGACATTTGACGCGATTATCTACGATGCCGATAGCATCCGAGACGCACTTTCCGATTCTCTTACTAACAATGTCTTACGAATTGATGATCTTTCGGAGGAGGATGCAGGGCAGTTAGCCAGCATTTTTACGGATCACGGAATCGGTATTTGCCTACTTCCGCGCAAGGAGTAAGTGCATGGCTGATATGACATACATCAAGCTGTTCATCGATTACTTAGATGCGATAGAGCCGCTCGGTGACGCAGAGAGGGGGCGGCTTTTCACTTCCTTGTTGATTTATGCAAGGACGGGCGAAGCCCCGCAGCTCGGCGGGAACGAACGGTTTTTATTCCCGATGATGCGGGCGCAGATAGATCGAGACAACTCCGCAATGGATAGTTTATCCGACGCACGAAGCGAAGCCGGAAGAAAGGGGGCAGAAGCAAAGCAAGCAAATGCCAGATTTGCCAAGCAAAACAAGCAAATGCAAGATTTGCCAAGCAAAACAAGCAAAGACAAAGACAAAGACAAAGACAAAGACAAAGACAAAGACAACAGCGCGTCGCCGTTTGAATTGTTTTGGGCGGCATATCCCCGAAAAGTCGGAAAGCAGGCCGCAAAGAAAGCATTTTCCAAGGTTTCTGTGCCGGTTAAAACGCTTATCGATGCCGTCAACAGTCAGAAAAACAGCGAACAGTGGCGCAGGGATAACGGTCAATACATCCCAAACCCAGCCACATGGCTGAATCAAGGCCGATGGGATGATGTGCTGACGGAGGCCGGAGCGCAACCAACGAAGGAGGAATACCATGTCGGAATATGGCTGTGACATCTGCGGCGGGCTGGGCTACACCGTCCGGCGCACGGAAAGCGGAGAGCTGGTGAGCAGAACCTGCAAATGCGAGATCATCCGCCGAAGCAGGATGCGCATGGAGCGTTCTGGGCTGGCCGGTCTGCTGGACAGTTGCACATTCGGGACATTCCAAACGCGGGAGTATTGGCAACAGGCCGCAAAACAGGCGGCGGAGAAGTATTTGACCGACTGGAAGGGCAAGTGGTTTTTCATCGGCGGCTCTCCCGGCACTGGGAAAACCCACCTGTGTACGGCGATTTGCGCCAAGCTGATGGACGGCGGAATCCCTGTCCGGTATGTGCAATGGCGGGGAGATATTCCGGCAATCAAGGCAAAGGTAAACGATGCGGAAGCATACGCCGAAGCCATGCAGCCGCTGAAAACCGTCCGTGCGCTGTATATCGACGATTTTCTCAAGGGGAGCGTAACGGATGCCGACAAAAACATCGCCTTTGACCTGCTGAATGCCAGGTATATCAAACCGGACGCAATCACGATCATCTCCACGGAGCTGACCATTGACCGCATTTTGAGCTGGGATGAAGCCATCGGCAGCAGAATCAACCAGAGGGCGAGGGATTATATGCTGAACATCGGTAAAAAGCAGAATTGGAGGCTGAAATGAAAGTTTTGGTTGCCTGCGAAGAATCGCAGGAGGTATGCAAAGCGTTCCGCGCATTGGGGCATGAGGCATATTCTTGCGACATTCAGGAGCCGTCCGGCGGACACCCAGAGTGGCATATTCTGGACGATGCCGTGGACGTTGTCAATAGACCTGGGTTTATTACCACAATGGACGGCGCAACGCATATTGTTACTTGGGATTTGCTGATCGCACACCCGCCGTGCACATACCTCAGCAATGCAGGCGCGCGGCACTTGTGGAAAGGGCATCAACTGCAAGCGGACAGGGTAATGCTCGGAATAAAGGCACGTGACTTTTTCATGGAGTTTTATCGTGCCGATATACCGCTTGTGGCGGTTGAGAATCCTGTACCGAGCAAGCTTTTTGTAATGCCGGAATACTCGCAAATTATCCAGCCATATCAATTTGGACATCCGTACACTAAAAGAACGTGCTTATGGTTGAGAAATTTACCACCGTTGGAGCCGACCAATATTGTTGAGCCGACAGCAACATGGTGTCCGAGCGGTAGCTACAGCCATAAGCACGGGAAACAGCATAAAGGTATGTTTACCACGGATAGGGCCAAAAACCGCGCAAAGACCTTCCCCGGCATCGCCAGAGCAATGGCGGAGCAGTGGGGCGGATTGGAGGAATGACATTGCGGAACGAAGCTTTGTTTTCCAGCGATAAGAATTTCTGGGAAACGCCGCAAAAGTTGTTTGACGAACTGGACGCGGAGTTTCATTTCACGCTGGACGCTGCCGCCAGTGACGAAAACCACAAGTGCGCACGGTATTTCACGCAAAATGATGATGGTTTGCGGCAAAATTGGGAGGGCGAAACGGTGTTTTGTAACCCGCCCTACGGGAACAAGGAAACCGGACTGTGGACGGAAAAATGCTACCGCGAGGGACAGAAGCCGGGGACAACGGTTGTTCTACTGATTCCTGCGCGGACAGACAGAGCCAGCTTTCACGACTATGTTTTGGGCAATGCGGAAATTCGATTCCTGCGAGGTAGGCTGAAATTTGAGCTGGACGGAAAGCCGATGGGAACGGCGCCGTTTCCCAGCATGATTGCCATTTGGCGAGGAGGAATGACATGACCACATTACGCATGATTTCCGGCATTACATACACCCGGAAAAATCTTGAAGCATTGACCGGCATGCCGGACAGAGAGAACCGCCGGATGATACGGGAGCAGAGGCGGCAGGGTGTGCCTATCGTTGCCATGAAAGACGGCGGCTACAAGCTGGCGGAAACGGAGGAAGAAAAGCAAGCCTTACTTTCCATGTACCGCAAGCGGGCATTGGACGAGCTGGGGACATACCGCCGCCTTGCCAGAGCTATGCAGGTGGACGGGCAGATGGAGATGGGAGGTGGAAATGGAACGGTTTAACACTCCGCTGACGAAAGAGGCGGCGAAATCACTGCTGGCTTTGGATTTAGAGGACAAGGTGATTACCAGCTACGAGAAGCTGGACGAGTGGTACACCGCGTGGGGCGGCCAGTGTTATGTGTCATTTTCCGGAGGAAAGGACAGTACGGTGCTTTCATATCTGGCTGCAAGGTATCTATCGTCGTTCCGCACACCTCCGTGGCCGCTGAATCTTGTGTTTGTCAACACAGGCCTTGAGTACCCGGAGATACAGAAGTTTGTCAATGAGTACGCAGATTGGCTGCGGAAGGAGTTCCCTCGCGTGACCGTCAACCTCCACCGCCTGCGTCCGGAGCTCAACATCCGGCAGGTGTTGACAAGGTACGGCTATCCCGTCATCGGCAAAAAGCAGGCGCGTTTTATCCGCGATCTGCAAAACGCGCACGGGCAAAACGATGCAACGGTCAATCTGTATCTGACCGGCTACAACCGGCAGGGCGTGTACTGCTCGACGATGAAACTGGCGGACAAGTGGCATTATCTCAAGGATGCGCCGTTCCATATTAGCGAGCAGTGCTGCGACGTGATGAAAAAAAGCACCCGCCAAGCGATACGAAGCTACGAGCGGATGTGTGCCGTTTACCGCGATGATGGCGAGCGAGAGCCAGCAGCGCGAAAAAGAGTGGAAGCGCACGGGCTGCAACGCCTTCGATGGAAAGCGCCCCATGAGCAAGCCTATGAGCTTCTGGACAGATCAGGACGTGCTTGCGTTCCTGAAAGACGAAAACATCCCGTATTGCAGCGTATACGGCGACATCGTGACGAGCGACGGCGAGAATGATTATCCGTCGACGCTCATCGAAAAGCCGCTGCACTGCACTGGCTGCCAGAGAAC